CTTGGTGGTCATTATGTCATGGCAGCTGTAACTCTTACTCAAGCAGAGGGTGATGACTTTACAACTGCAAACGATTTTAGATCAGTTGGTTTAGTTGTTGATCCTACAAATTATGGAACTACTACAGTTGCATCTGTTACAACTCGCAGACAATCTTATGTAGCAAAATTAGATACAAGTAGTGGAACATTTGAAGCAGATGAGGTTATTACTCAAGCGTCAACTGGAGCTGTTGGAAAAGTTGTGGAGTGGGATAGTACATTATCTTTACTTTATTATCAACAAGAAAGTTATAAAGGATTTGGAACTAATTCTACAACTGGTGGTTATGTAGCATTTAGTGGAACAAACACTATTACTGGTGCAACCTCTGGTGCAACTGGAACAACAACAGGAAATACAGAAACAGTAACACTTTTAAATTCCAATACTCTTTCATTAACGTCTGGATATGCAAATCCAGAGCTGCAGCCTGATACTGGTAACATAATTTATTTAGAAAATAGAAAACCAATTCAACGTGCTTCAGATCAAACTGAAGACATTAAAATTATAATAGAGTTTTAAATATGGCACAACTAAGAAATCTTAATGTAGCACCTTACTATGATGACTTTGATGAAAGAGATAATTTTCATAAAGTATTATTTAGGCCTGGTTATGCAATTCAAGCTAGAGAATTAACAACTCTTCAATCTATTCTTCAAAATCAAATTGAACGTCATGGTCAACATATGTTTAAAGAGGGTAGTGTTGTTATCCCTGGCCAGGTATCTTATTCTGATTCATATTTTTCTGTTAAATTAGATTCAAGTTTTGCAAGTGAAAAAATTAAATTAAATCAATATTTAGATTTTGATGAACCAGTTATATTAACTGGCGAAACATCAGGTGTAAAAGCAAAAATTACAAACTACTCAGTTGGCGATGCTACTAAACAACCTTACTTATATGGAGATTTAGTTTCCGCTGGTACTGATGGTGAAAGAATAAAATTTATAAATGGGGAAAATTTGTCTGCTGATAGAGCAACTCAGCATACTAGCAGTTATGGTGCTGATATTCCTTCTTTAAAAACTTTTATTGAATCAAACCCACTAATAAGTTGTGTACAAACTGGTTCTGCTGTTACTGTTGAACAAGGTGTATACTTTATCCGCGGCCAATTTGTAAGATGCCAAAAACAAACGATGGTTTTAAGTCCAAATAGTAATAAATTTAGTGCAAAAATAGGATTTGTAATATTAGAAAGATTAGAAAATCCAGAGTTTGATACAACTTTGACTGATAATTCAACAGGCTCTACAAATTATGCAGCAAAAGGTGCACATCGTTTAAAATTAAAATTAAGACTTAAAAAATTACCTATAGGTGCACCAAATCCTGAGAATTTTGTTGAACTTATACAAATAAAAAAAGGTAGGCTTGTAAAAAATGCAGCCACTACTCAATACTCTGTTATTGGAGATGAACTTGCTCGTAGAACTTATGATGAGTCTGGTGATTATACAACAAGACCTTTTACTTTTAAAGTACAAGAACAAATAGACAATGATTATAAGGGTGTGACATATAAAGGAACTTATGGTGTTACAACTGGTTCTAGGGTTATAACTGATGATAACTTACTTGCATCAGAGGAATTATTAAATTTACAAGTATCGACAGGTAAAGCATATGTAAAAGGTTACGAAGTAGAAAAAATAGGTCTTACTAATATTACTTTTGGTAAAGCTAGAGCTTTCAGAACAGTAAATGCTGGAGTATCTACATACAATATTGGTAATTTTGTTAATGTAACAAATGTATATGGACAACCAGACATTGGAGAAATTTCTGGTGAAACAACACCATATAAAGAAATAGAATTATTTACAGATTTTACAAGTGTAAGAGGTGATGCAACTCGTACTAATTCAGATTACAGAGATACAACCAGAGGATATCAGATTGGAGTAGCTAGAGCTAGAACTATGGAATTTAAGTCTGGTACACAAGGTAATACAGACGCAATTTATAAATTATTTCTTTTTGATTTAAGAATGCTTACATTTTTAAGATTAAATACAGTATCCGATACTATTACTGAAGGTGCACAAGTAACAGGGGAGAGTTCTGGTGCAACTGGATTTCTTTATGATTTTCATAATGATGCTGGGCATTTTTCAATAGTGAAGCTGACAAATGTCATTGGAAATTTTTCACAAGGTGAAAAGTTAAAAATTTCAGATAGTCTTGAAACTGATAAAATTTTAGAAAGTGATGCTGATGTTGGGCCAGATGGTATAGCAGCTAACACTGATATTACTATTGCCGAAATTACTGGTCATAAATTTGAGGAAGTTCGTTCATTCTTCATGGAAGATTCTACAGCTGCTGAAAACTTTTCCGCTGATGCTGTTCTTGCTCTAGTAGATGATGAAGGTAAAATTCTTCTTGATGGTACAGATGATAATGCTCTTGATGAGTTTGATCAAATGATTACAGATGGTGAAAGTGTTGTTTTTGAAACTCAAAGAGTAGCTAAACTTATTGAACCAGAAAAAAATATTTCAATATTTAAAATGCCTAAAAATACCATTAAGACGTTGAATACAGCAACTAATAATGGAGCGAGTGATACCCAATATACAGTTCGTAGACAATTTGTAGGAACAACAAACTCTTCTGGTGTTGTGTCTTTTAGTGCCACTGGTTCAAATGAAACTTTTGTAGGATTTACAGATCGTGATTACAAATTAGCAGTACTGTCTGCAGGTGGGGGTACTGCTTCTGCTGGTGATACTATTCTTCTAACAGGTAAAGTTACTGGAACAGCAACATCAACAATTACAATAACAGATAATACTTTATTAGGTAATGGTGCAAAAGTTAAACTTATTGCAACAATATTAAAAACAGGTGTGGTATCAAAACTTAAAACAACTAACTTATGTAAACAACTTAAAGTTATTGCAACAGACGCTGATGGTGAATATGGAACAAGAGCAACAGATAAAGATATTTCTATTGGAAGAGTTGATGCTTATAAATTAGTAGCAGTATATGACTCAGAAGATACGTCTGCAGATGCTACACTTCCATCTATGACACTTGTAAGTTCTACTGGAACATTTGCAAGAGGAGAAAAAATAGTTGGTGCATCTAGTGGAGCCCAGGCTAGGATTCTTACAACAACCACCCCCATATCATATGCATTAGAAGGTAATGCTGGTGCACTAGATTTTATTGCAGGTGAAGTTATTACTGGTTCATCTAGTAAAGCTACAGCAACAGTTGGGGTTGTTACAGCAGGAAGTAAAGTCATAACTAGTTCATTTACTCTTGACACAGGACAAAGAGATAATTATTATGATATCTCTAGACTAACAAGAAAAAAATCAGCAGAAATTCCTTTAGGTAGACTTCTTGTAGTTTATGACTTTTTGGCACATGGTGCAGGAGATTTATTCACAGTAGATTCATATTCAGCATTAAATGGTCAAATGGAATATGATAATATTCCAGTTTACTCGGCAACAAAGGTTGATCCAGATGTACCAGAACCAACTGGTACTTTTCCTTTAAGAGATTGTTTTGATTTTCGACCAGCAGTAGCAAATATAACTGGAACTTCTCCTGCAATTGCAACAGTAGATCAAATTACTGGTAATTCATTTTATTTTGGTACAAGGGCATTTACTGGAACAGGAGCAACCACAGTTGACTCACCAAAACCAGCAAGTAATGTTCAGGCAGACTTTGAATTTTATGTAGGTTATAAAGCTGCTGTATTTTTAGCTAGAAATGGTAAATTTTTGTTTGAGTATGGTGTTGCTGGTGAAATACCTAAACCCCCAAAAGATTTAGCTGATACATTAAAATTGGCTTCGATAACAGTTCCACCATTTACATTCAGACCACTTGATGTAAAAGTTCAAAGATATAAAACTCAAAGATTTACCATGAGAGATATTGGTAAAATAAAAGATCGTGTAGAAAGACTTGAAGACCTTACTGCACTAACTTTATTAGAAAAATCTGCAGAATCATTTGAAATACAAGATCAAAATGGATTAAACAGATTTAAATCTGGTTTTGTTGTTGACAATTTCAAAGGACATAGGGTTGGAGATGCTTTAAATCCAGATTACAAGTGTGCTGTAGATATTGTTGAGGGTGAATTACGATCAAAATGTGTTATGAGAAGTGTTCAGTTAGTTGAAAAAAATACTAATGATACAGATAGACTCCAAAATGGTTATCAAAGAACTGGAGATTTAATTACATTACCATATATACCTCTTAAAGCTATTGAACAACCGTTTGCATCAAGAATTGAAAATGTTCAACCATATGTTGTTCCAAATTGGCTTGGTCATATTACACTACAACCATCTGGTGATGATTGGTTTGAAACAGAGACAGCACCTACAATTAATAATAGCGTGTTGGGTGATTACGATACTGTTTTAGCAGAAAATGAAAACTCACTTGGTACTTTTTGGAATGCTTGGGAAATCGTCAGTGTTGGTGTTACTACGGATAGTACTCAAGCTTGGCAAACAAATTATGATGCAACTGGTTATACAGAGACTTTAGTTGAAACATCAATTGATACAACAACATCTAAT